AAAATATCTATCGTTCAGATGCTCTATTGTAATATTAGTTTCATTTTTTGAAGTGGTGGTTTCATCGGAAAAGGAAAACTTGGAAAAAACAATTTCCGGGTCTTTAGTTTTCATGTTAACATTGTGTAAAATAACATCAAAGTATGAACCGTTGGGCGAACCGTTGGGCGAACCGTTGGTAGATCCAACATTGATCGTATTACTAACATTAATTGTACCACGCATATGTGCATGAGTTTCACATTGATATTGATATTTATCAACCGATGTATCAGACGGCACTACCCACGTCAATGTATATGTTCCATCATTATTTTGACCACCAGTTTCCGTCCTCATTACATTATTGAGAGGTTCTTCATGTTGATCCTGGTCGTTAAATACGGTTATTTTAATAGGGTGTGTTTCAAGTTCTACATGGTTACCGACAGCATATATTGTGAGTGTAGATCCACGGTTAACATTAATACATCCAAACAAACCACCATTTCCGTTAGGATCACTTGTTGTGTAGTTATAGTTCGAGTTACCAGTACTTATGTATTCAGATGATACTGTTATGGTAACAGGCGACGAAACGCACCCGCCGATGACATCGACATCAGACGACACTTGGGATGAATCAACTTTGTTGTATACATGTTCAGATTTCAAAACATTATCTTCGTAGTAGCTGAATGTACTTGTGTTTTCTTCATACGTAATTTTTCGTTCACCTTCACCGAGACCCTCGCGTGTAGTTAGTTTTTTATCCTTGATTATGAACCCGTTGTGAAGGACGCCGAAAATCGACGAGGTCGTCCAAGCCCCGTTGAATTCGTAGGTTCCCGATTCTGCTACAAAAACGACTTGGCTCGTCCCTCCACCGTTCCAAGAAAATTCAAATGTCCGTGTTGCGTTTGTGATAATCATGCACGTGTGTTTTTGGGACGAGGCGCGGGTTGCGGTCAACGTTTCATTTTGGTCATCGAATGTCAAATTTGACACATCTGTCGTTATCAACCTGTCTAACATCAAGGTTCTGTTTTCGTGTAAAAGGATGTTGTTGTAAAATATCTGCGACGAGCTCAAGGCTAATACAAACGGGTCGTTGATCAAAACAAGGTCTTGCGATCGATCTACTTTTTTCAACAAAATGGACGAGGTGTTGTGTAAAATTAAATTAGTATATCGGATAAAGTCTCCGTCTAACGACCCCCCGATGTCTCCGAACGTAAAAAGACTTGTTTCCTGGTCTACAATATAATGATGTTCGGGTAAATTGTCGTTTAATATTGTCAGGTTATCTAAGACTTCATCGTACACACGGAACAGCTGTACAGAACAATTCGTCAGATAAAAATTTATACTCGAGCTATCAAAAATTGTTTTTTTCCTGTTCAAAGTAAATGATCCCATTAGTATTCCATTTACATAACACTTTGTACTTGAATCATCGTCATCGTGTGCGTCATCGTGTGTAATGACAACTGGGTATATAGTAAAGGGAAGTAATTCAGATGCTAAGAAGGAAAATTCGGTTTCTGAATTATCCGAAATTATTACGTTAAAATTATTTTCATTTATCGTGAACTTGATTGAATTGGGACCGCTTCCAATCGTTAGAATCTCTGTTTCAGAACTTGTTTCAGAACTTGTTTCGAAACTTTCAAATGAAACGTAAATACATAACGTAAAGCGGTCTTCAAGTGATATGTTACTTGGAAGAACACAGTTTCCACCGCCAAGGCCGACGCCGTACTGCAAAGAACATGTGCCGAGTAAAGAATGCACCGGAGAGACAAAATCCAAAGTAGAATTATTTGTTATTGTATATGGGGATATTAATGATTCTCGTAGTTTGTAGAGAGAATACACTTCGTCGTGAGAAAGCTGAGCGTTCCAGATCTTTACTTTGTTCACCGGTGAAAGTAAGTGCATATTTTCTTGAAGTGAGAATTGACCCACGTGTTTAATTACTAATAAATGGCCGTTTAAGTACAAATGACATTCTCCATCGGAAGAAACACATATAGTTAATTGTTGTATGTCGAAATTGTAATTCGGAATATTATATTTGTACAATGCAGCGTCATCATCCAGGAACGAACTTAAAGAGACGTTGTTTAAAGTGATATTCCATCCGAGACTTTCATCTATTCCAGACGGCGTTTGCTCCTTTGATATAACAAAATTGTCTCCCATTTGAACTAAATTTTGTCCCCATCTAAAGTATTCGAAATCCACAACAATTGAAAAGGGAAGCGAAAGCCCAACCGACTTCAACATTTTCTGTTCTAACTCACATTGAACATCTCCAAGTTTACCATGGTCTATAGTGGCAATAACACTCGGTAGCTTAAAGTCAAAGTAATGATCTGGTTCAACTATTTTAAATCTCTTTTGTTGCGCTTCGTCTTGCAGAGATCCGATTGAGAAATCAAAGTCTGAAATCAAATTCAATGGTACAAATCCAAAACCCTCTTCCGAATCAATGTGAACGACGACTTGTTTTTCTTCGTTTCCCTCGTTTTCGATTATATATCGAACTTTCGGAATTTTGTTTTCTTCAAAAGTAAACGTTGCTCGAATTTTGTTTCCTATTTTGGACATTTCCGATGGCAATGAATATCTATTACCGCTTACGATTAGTGTCATGATTGGGTCTCCATATGGAACATGTTGGACCACGATTCTAATATCGTTCTCCGTTTTCAATAACAATTCCTTGGGCTCAATTTCCTGGCTTCCTCCCATCTTAGCAATTTCTTTTGAAAAATCAGAGACTACATATTCTAACACCACTTCCAGAGTTTGATCGTCTATTTGTGTTGACCATATTTCGGAATCTTGAAGTTCGATTTCGCTTTCGGAATCACTTGAACTTTCATATTTAACAACAGCTACCGTGTCAAAATTGAAAGTATCGGTCGATGCTCCAGGATCGACGGTTGTTTCAAGTAATGCACTAGAAAAGGACGCTTCACCAGAAGCGGAACCAAAAGCCACAGCAGAACTCCCAGACCCAGAAGTTATGCTCTTAACATAATCGTAAATAAAGGTCGGATTGTTTGAAATTTCATCCAAGATATTCACGTTTATTTGGTCGGTAATTTCTTCCAAGTTTTCGTAGGTTGAAATTTTCAAACCAAGATCTTGTTTTTTCTGGTCGCTAATTTTGACCTTGTACTTTATTTTGATTTGTTCCGGCTTGATTGTTTTAAATTCGACTTTTTGGCCGGATATTCCAGAAATTGCTGCGGGTAAATCACCGGCGCAACCAATACCGACTCGACATTTCGCGTCCTCTTCGAGGTCTTTCTGGTCCGTGTAAAGAACGATTCCTTTGAAATTTCCCTCGTTAAAGTTGCTCAGAGAACTTATCGGTACGAGTTTCGAAGACCCTTCAGCCTTCCAAAAATACGAATACTTTTCGGTCATACCAAACTTTCACTTTATATACATGAAGAAAAATTTCCAAAAAAGACAACGACGATCAAAACAACTTGAATTCTTCTTCATTTTGATCTTCATTTTCGTTGCCACTCATACCAAGAACGATCGTTTTCCCATCGTTGTTAGCTTTAACTACACCGTCTATAGCGTTCCCCATCTGCACGGAACCATTTTGTTTATGACCTTCATTCTTTAAGTAATGATTACTCAATTTCCAAAATATATCTTTGCACGTTTTGCAATTCTCGGCCATGTTATAATTCGCAACATACCAGTAAAGCATTGTATCCAGGTCGTTAGACCTTGACCGATTCCACAAACACAAACATTCAAATCCATTTGTAGTTTTGTCCATTATTTGACAAAATTCGTTAAAAGTCATCATTCCAAAAAACTGTTCCCACAGTTTCTTTCTATTTGAGAGCATTTTTTCAGACATTGTGACGCATAGATCAACCTGCGCTCTGATGGGAGGTGGTATACACAAAGCATATTGCATACACAAGACTACTGTTATGTGCATATGCCGACCGTTGAAACATAATTGGCTAAATGTTTTGCTCGTAAAAAAGCTTCGATCCCAAGCTACATCATCCAGGCAGATGCACAGTTCTAAACCTTTGCCCGTCGCCCATCTCTTTTTCTGAGCCTGTATGATACCGCTTAAGAAAGGCTCGTTCGCTTCTCTAAAGACAAACCCCTTTGGAATACACGAAGACATCGACTGGTTCGTGTCATCCGTCGGAGACACGCCAATAACTATATCTAGTTCTGGCATATTAGCTAACAAATCCTTCATTAACGTCGTCTTTCCAGAATTTCTTCGTCCAATGAGAACTATGAAACATCCGAGCAACCCTTTATCTGAAATTGATTTTACATCTAATTTTCGGAGCTTTAGCTTCATTTTAAAATCATTTATTAAAATACACTATATAAATTTGCATACTTTTTGAACGATAACAAATTTGTGATGGTCTTACAAATATAGTGTTACAAACGATATAGCGACGTACGTGATCTCGAGTGATCTCAATGTTTATCTTAGGATGTCCTTTCTTCGTGGCGCCGCAATATTTACACACTGAAGTTTTCTGTTTTTCTTCTTTTCAGCTAGCATTTCAGCTAACAAACATTCAGACGCTGACTTCCGCAGTCCACCGTCTACGGGATTCAGTTGTCTCCAGCCCATTTTTCCGTGCTGCTCTACCGAGTGCGTTTCATTTGTTTTATCACAAATTTCTAGATTTTTGGCGTGGTTTGATCAAGACATTTTTTTTAAACTCTCATTACAAACAAACCTAGAGACATGAGGATTAGGTTGCTTTTCCTAAGTTGCTGGATGATCAAATGGACAAGCTATGCCTTTGAATTGCCGAAAAGTAGAATGGACAATATTTTTACGAGACATAATTCTTTTCAAATAAACGAAATATTTGCATCCTTGTATCAATACTCCTGTAAAAAATCCAAAACCGCAGCGAGTAGACTCGAGAGATCTCGCTTTGAAGATTTGTCGTGCGATATTTATAAAGCTAGGAGTTACACAGAAACAAGACGAGACTATCATTGTGTGTATCTTGGCTGGACTCCGTTGGTTCATCATGAACCACAACAAAAAGACAGCCTTGTAGTCCGAAACGATAATGTTCAAGAAGAAAATACTTTGAAACCGCTGGACTATCGGACAATTCCTTTGTATTTTATCTTCTTGACAATTATCCCCGAAAGAAAGGTTATTTCGGTAGAAAAAATAATACACAATCCAACGATAGAGACTAAAGTTGACGTGTATCACATAAAAACGCACCTTGAATTTCTAGCTGAAGATTCCAACACAACCCTTGAGATGTTTAAGTTGAAGCATCACGACTCTGGAAGATGGTTTTTTGAATTTTGTTTTCCTCATTAAATTTAAATATAAACACAATATAAGCCAACCAAAACCCAATGAGCCAATATATTCAAAACAGAAGCAGAAGCAGAAGCAGGTCCCCGAGTGTAGAGTTCATAAAAAGAATTTCGCCGCCAAAAAAACGCGTTAAACGCGCACCAACCCCGCATCCAAAAAGGTCGCGTTCCCCGAGTGTAGAGTTCATCAAGACAATAAAAATTAAACCCGGGTCTAAACCTAAAATCGGGTCTAACAACATAGAGAAAAATCGTACTTTTAGTCCAGCAAAAGGAGTTATGCAATATAAAGAATTGCGACCAAGACTATTTTTGGAAAATCCAACATTGTTAGATAAATACGAAAACTGGTTGGTTTCTACGAAATTCGACGGCTGGCAGGCTGTTTGGGATGGAGCGGGCAACTTGCTTACAAAATCTGGGAAACGTAAATTTCGTCCACCAGAGTTTTGGATAAAAATGTTGCCCAGGGGGATTCCTATTTCCGGCGAACTTTTAATTACAAGAGGACGCAACGATTACGAACCCGCTTCGTCGGTTGCTTCTCTCACAAAGAACCCAGCCAATGTAGAACTCTGGAAAAGAGCCGTATTCCTAGTTTTTGATTTACCGGCATCAAAAAAAAGATTTAAAGAAAGAACAAAGGATCTGGAACATATAAGCGCTGACATGGGCAGAAAATGTTTGAAAGAAAGATTGTCAAAATGTCCGGTTCATTATATTGAACAAAAACAAATGACATCTCGCCAAATACTAGAACGGTACAAAAATGCTATGAAATCGGGTCTAGAAGGGATTGTCTTAACACATCCTTCCTCAAAATACACAACGGATAGCTCAAAAGACCGGGTTAAACTAAAGAGTAGGCCAGACGACGAAGGAACGCTCGTTTCATTCAACATAAAAGACGGGGAAATGAAAAGTATGGTTCTTAAATATAACAACACCACATTCCACCTTGGAATAGGATTCAAGCACGAACAAAAAAGAAATTACCAGAATTACTTTCAAGTTGGAAGTTTAATAAAGTTTTCATTCATGAGTCTTGGTAGTCATGGAAGACCGAGACATGCCAGGTTTGTCTCCATTAGACATCGAGTCTAGGCTGTAAAAAAAAGTCTGGAATAAGACTCATGTTATCTTTAGCCATAATATCCACATATGAAAACATGTAAACGCCCATATCTCTCGAAATAAAGCCAATCAAATCATTAGCATCGTCACGAAACCCCGTAGTAACTTTCCCCCCGTTTTGGTAACTATTTGCTTGCTGTTGTTCTCTAAACCCAAGTGCATACCGCAACTGAACTTCTCTATACTTCAAGTCCATTAAAGCATATATTCTTTTTGTCAAAATACTTCCTGGTTCTTGAACAATTTTCTTGCATAAATCGTAGGAAACATGCAGACATTTTAACATTCGTGCTTTTTTCGATACTTTTATGTTGAACAGTTTAAGAAATGTGGGGAAAAAAATAAGCAGACCGATCAGATTCCACGATTTTTCAATCTTAAGTCTCGAAAAAAGGCATTCGAAATCGTTTATTGTTCCCAACATATCGAAGAGCAATTCATAATTATCCCAGTTAAACATGGCATTCCACTTACCATCCAAAGCGCCCGGCCAATCCAGTAAATGTAACGAAGTCTCCAAAGATTCATTCTGAACGTTTAAGAGCATGAATCCGTTCAACGTGTACGCCTTATCTTTTTTTTTTAAAAATTTCCAAATAGTTAAAAAATCAATTTTTCCCATGGTTTCAAAATAAAGATACACTTCTTTTCGTAAAATGTGATCTAGCGCTCGAACGTCTAAATATTTTGCTGTTTTGATTACATTTCTTAATGCATGTGAACCCATGTTCGATGTCGAATACTCAGAAAGAGGCATCAAATATTTTAATACCCGAATCACATCAATTGCCTCAAAACCGAGCACATGAAGCTCGTCACAATATCTGTCTGGACGATCATTTACAAAACCAGAAGAATATTCTATAATTGTTGATTTTATAGGTACACGTTTAATCTTCTTTTCATTATTTACAACAATTAAATGCAAATCAGCGCCTTCTTCATTTTCTGTGCACCAAGAGTTAATTTCATCGTCTTCGTCTTTGAAACTTATCTTCTGTTTCTTTGCGGTACCCATGGTGTAGAAATTGGAGATTTGAAATTTCTAGATTTTTTCGTTGCAAATAATGTTTCCCATGTAAAAAGGGGGAAAATGGATGATATTATTTTCGTTGTTTTGACTGGCATGTCCCTTTTGTTATTGTCGTTTTTCATATTTATCACGGTCCTAGCAGTTTCTCGCATTTTTGTGAACAATGACAAACTTCATACCCAATTTATCACTAAAAACAATTATTCACACTACACAAGAGATTTAATTTTCAGATCTATTTTCAAGGCCTTTCACGGTTGGCCCAACCCAGTAACGAATAGACTTCTTTCGGCAACACCCGTTGTGGTCAAACTTCCCGATTACGCTTTCAAAAACAAATGGGCTGATATTTTAGATGTTCTTTCTGAAAATAAACAAATTAGGTTTGAAAAGGGGAATTCGATAGCTTGGTCCAATGTAACCTATGTTCTTTTTACTCAGATGGATTTTTCGGAGTATTCCGAAATAACGTTTAGTCTATACGATTTTATTCCCCGTAGCGTGCGTGTTCAAGATGAGCTTGTAAACATTTACGTAACCAGAAAGAAGAACAAATTGCGACATATCTTAAATGAAGAAGAGCTATTGGCTACAATTGCGCCAAATTGTCTGGTCGTTGATTTATCCGAGAAACAACACACAGCAAAATCACAAGCATTGATGTTTTCAAAGACAAAATCACTGGTTAGTGTTCACGGTGCCGCCCTAGCTAATATAATTTACATGCCACCGTCGGCAAAAGTGATAGAAATCATGCCAATAAAATACGACAAAAAAACATATAAAAATTTATCCAAGTTATGTGGTCTTTCTTACGAGAGAATAGATGGGAAAACACCGAATATTGGCATGCGTGACGCCGGCGGCCTCTTCCTAACAGATATTGATATTTCAAAAATTACTGTATCTCTGCAATAAGCTTGTCTAGTCCATAAACAATTGAATATGAAACACAAAGCTCTTGTAGGAAAGCTCCATGTCTTTCTATGAAAACAAAAGGATTTTTCGATGGGACATTCCTTTTAATATCAGAAATAACGTCATTTTCTCTAACATAATTAATGATTTCTTGGTTGCATTTTTTATTTATATAAGACAATTGAAAAGAATCCATTTTAATTTTTATTTTAATATGATTTGCAATATGAATTAATTTTTTATTTGAACATTAAACGAATTTGCAGAGTTGAAAAGATTGGCTGTTACGGTAGGGTTTGGAACATGAGTTCGAAACCACTTTCGTATAGCAGAATTCCTTTGTTCTTTCCAGTTATCTATTAATCCCTTGTTTTTCTTAAGCATAGAAAAGTAGGCTGAGTCTCTTTCTTCTTCAGAATCAGAGTCGCCCCACTTCCCATTTTTGTCCTCTTTGGTCGTCTGCTTTTTAGTGGGGTTTCTATTGGCCATCATTATTTTACATTGCACCCAAAAATAAGCCTGTGGAGATTCAAAAAAATGCTTTTTTGAATTCTCGTTTATCACTCTAAAGAATATCTTCTCTAAATGTCTGCCTTCTGCGATGGGCACAAGGAAATCACCCATCTTTGCATATTCGTATTCGTTTGTTATTCCATCCAAGCCAATTACTTTCATCGTTTTTTCTTTAATAAATTAAATTAGATTAAATTAGAATTTAAAATTCAAAATTTTAAACTCAAAATTCAAAGAACTGAAAAAGTAAAAAAGTAAAAAAGTAAAAAAGCAAAAGACAAAAAGCAAACAATCTAGGAAAAGTACTTATTCACGCAAATCTTGCAACGAAGTAAAATCATCGTCGTCCGAACCCTCTAGTGGCAATTCACGAGACCCTAGACTTGCGTGTTTCGTTGGCATCGCCGGCCTTGGTCGTAATTCGTTTCCGGACAGCACATTGGGGTTATTCTTCTTTAAAATGATTGGTTTCTTTGGGGGTATTTTCGAAGAAATTTTTTGAATTGTTGGTTTTCTTTGTATAGACACGGGTCTAGGAGCATTCGCTTGCGTTCTCACCTGTGGTCTTTTTTCAGTTTGATTTTGATTCTGATTTTGATTCTGATTCTGATTCTGATTCTGATTCTGATTCTGATTCTGATTCTGATTCTGACTTTGGTT